CGTTCGCCAACCAGATCCCGCGAATGGTCATGTTGGCGGAAAACCGCATTGCCACTGAGGTCAAGGGGCTGGGGCAGGTGAAGTTCGTCACCGGGCAGTTCACCTCCGGCAGTGGGGTTATTCCGAAGCCCGCCCGTTGGCGAGAAACCGTGGCGGTGTCCTACTCCGTCGGGGGTCGCGTCGAATTCTTGCGCCAGCGTGGCTATACGTTTTGCCGCAGCTATTGGCCGGACGGCACCGCAACCGCGCCGCCCGAGTACTATTGCGACTATGACTATGAGCACCTACTCGTGGTGGGCACGCCGGATGAAGATTACCCGTTCGAAATCTGCTATTTCGAGCGTCCGCTACCGCTGAGTACGGCGGACCAGACCAACTGGACCACCCGGTACGCGCCTCAACTGTTGCTGTACGCAACGCTCTTGGAGGCACAACCGTTCCTGAAGCGTCCAGAGCGCATCGCGGAATTCCAGGCATTGTTCGACCGCGCTGCTGCCGCGGTGAATAACGAGGCTCAACGTCGCCTGCAGGGCGATAACGCATTGGTGAGGACCGTAGGATGATCAACGACCTTATTGCTCGCGTGTTCGAAGCACGCAACGTGGCACACCTCGAACACTGGAACACGGGCAATTACGCGGCGCACCGGGCGCTGGGCAACTTTTACGATGAAGTGATCGACCTCGTGGACTCGCTGGTCGAGGCGCACTCGGGTGCGTTCGGCAAAGTGGGTAAGGTAGAACTCGGCGCACGGCAAACTAAGCCATGCGTCGCACTGCTGGGCGAGCACGTGGTGTGGATCAGCAAACACCGCGAGCGCATCGCGCAGGACGTAGCGGCACTTGAGAACATCGTCGACGAGATTGTGGCGCTCTACCTGCGTACCCTGTACAAACTGAAGGAGCTTTCCTAATCATGGCACGTACCTCTCCCAGCCCCACCTACCCGATGTTCCCCGAGGACGCCGCGGCGGTCACACCTAGCGACACCACGACGTTCGAACCTTCGGTCATCTACGTTGGGGGTGCGGGCAATGTCAAAGTCGACACCGCGCAGGGCACCACCGTCACCTTTGTCGGCATCCAAGCCGGCGGTGTCATCCCCGTGCGGGTGAAGCGCGTCTGGTCGGCGGGCACTACTGCTACCGATTTCGTTCGGGTGTTCTGATCATGTCGTTTGGCTTCGGGTTTGGATTCACCAAAATCACCGCGGCCATCAGAGCCGCGTTTTCCCCTTCGTCGCTTTTCGCCGCCAACGAACCCGGTGTCTGGTACGACCCGTCCGATCTTTCCACGCTCTTTCAGGGCTCCGCAGGCACCGTCCCTGTGACGGCTGTCGAGCAGCCCGTTGGACTGATGCTGGACAAGAGCAAGGGGTTGGCGCTGGGGCCGGAGTTGGTGACGAATGGGGACTTTAGCAACGGGAGCACCAACTGGTCACTTAATAGTTGGGTTGTGTCTGGAGGGGTCGCAACAGCAAACAACATAAGCAACGCGTCACTGAGACAAAGCATCTCCTTGCCTTCAGGTTCGCTGTATAAAATCAAATTTACAATCTCAAATTATTCATCAGGTAACGCGACTATTGTGTTTACTGGTGGAGTTGGATCAGATTATTCTGCAACAGTTAGCGGAAATGGGGAAAAGACATTGCTGCTGAAATCTTCTGGAGCCAGAACTTCCTTTGTGATTTACTGCAGCACATCGTCTTCGTATTCCGTCGACAACATCTCCGTCCGCGAACTCCCCGGCAACCACGCCTATCAGACGACCGCGACCTCTAGGCCAGTGCTGTCGGCAAGGGTGAATCAATACCTTGCCACCGAAACGCTTGCCACGCAGAACGTCACCACGCTTGCGGCGTACTATCACTTGAGATTTGGGGGCACGGGAACAATCACGCTTTCCGGCACGGCAACTGGCGTCTATTCAGCAGGCTTGCATCTTATTCCCTGCGCCGCAGGAACGCTCACCAGCACGGTGTCGGGATCGGTCACGAAAGCCGACCTCCGTGTAGCCAACGACGGCGCCAATCTCCCGCCGTACCAGCGTGTCAACACTGCGACGGACTACGACACCGTGGGGTTCCCGCATTATCTGCGCTTCGACGGCGTGGATGACTGGTTGGTCACGAACACGATTACGCCGGGAACGGACAAGGCGCAGGTGTTTGCGGGGGTGCGGAAGCTGAATGATGCTGCGGGTAACGGAATGCTTGTTGAAACAGGAGATACGTACTGGACAGTTAATGGGTTTTCTGTCCAAGCCCCAACCGCTTCAACCGATGCCGGTGCGTCTTCGCCATTTGCAAATTATTACGCGGTTGTGGGTGATGGCAGGGGATCAACTAATGAGGATTTTGACGTATTTAATACGCAAAACGTGTATCCGTCACCTAGTACAAACACCATATCAGCTGTGTTTGACCGTGGTGCGGCTCCACTTTCTAAAACAAATCTTCGCGTCAATGGCGTTGTGCCAACAAAAGTAACTGGTTCTTTTACAGGAACGGCGGTAACAGGAAATGTACTGAATACACCGCTCTACATCGGTTGCCGCGCCGGCACGTTGTTCCCATTCAATGGCCACCTCTATTCGCTGATCGTTCGCTTTGGCTCCAACCTGCCTGCTGCAACGATCGAGAAGACCGAGAAGTACATCAACGCCAAGACGAGGGCGTACTGACCATGTGGACCCACCGCACGATGATCGTCCGAGCCGATCACGCCGGCCTCGCGCGCAGCCTGTGCGCCACGCTCGCCGGCCCGGCAGGCGAGGGCATGTTCTCGACTGCGCTCTCGGCTTCCGGCCTGTTCCCTGCTACCCACTACATCAGCGCCGGCCTGATCGCCGAGCCCTTCGCCGCCATCCTGCCGCTCGACATTCCGGCGACCGAGGACGAAGAGGCGCAGCGCATTCCCGGCCAGCCGGAAGCCGTGCTGGCTGCCCTGCCCGAGGACTACGCGCCCATGCCAACGCTGAGCGAGGTGCAGGCGCTGTTTGCGGCGATCGACGTTACCGAAGGCGATGCGCTGATGCGGATGCAGACGCTCGGGCTTGCGATGTGTGCGGAGCCTGAGACAACCCTGAACGAGGACACGCCATGAGTCTGGAGCAACAGATCGCCGATCTAACCCCCCTCGCGCGCCCCTCACTATGACCCCCGCCCCATTCCCGCTTCGCTCCTTCCTGCGCGCAACCGGGTTCGGCGCCATCACGATGCCCTGGGGTGTGGTCTACGCACTCCCCGAGCGCATCGGTGACGCCGGTCTGGCGGCACACGAAGCCGTCCATCTTGAGCAGATCGCCCGCATGGGCGGCGCCCGGTGGGCGGCGACCTACCTCTGGTATCTGCTGCGCTACGGCTACTGGGCGAATCCGCTCGAAGTCGAAGCGCGCGAACGCTCGGGAGTTGCCTGATGCGCCAAGTCCTCATCGCCCTCGACCAGCTCGCCAACGCCATCCTCGCCGGCCACGCCGACGAGACCCTGAGTGCCCGCGCCTACCGACTGTCCCGCGACCGTGGCCGGCACTGGCCGCGCCGGGTGATCGACGCGATCTTTTTCTGGGAGCCGAACCACTGCGAAGAGGCGCACCGCTCCGAGATGCTGCGCCGCCACTTGCCACGCCAGTACCGCACCACGAAATGACGACGACAAAAGGACCGCATTCCATGAGCAATACCACCCAAGCCGCCGTTGAGACGGCCGCCGCAGCTACCGCGGCGAAAGTCGCGCAAACCGCCACCTATGCCGGCTCCGGCGCCGCCGTGTTCTTCGGTCTGACCGCGAACGAACTGGCCGCCGTGGGCGGCTTGATCATCGGAGCAATCGGCCTGATCGCCAATACGGTGATCACGGTGTATTTCAAGCACCGCCACCTGGAGCTCGCGCAGAAGCAGGCGAGCAGCGGCGATGATCAAGCGTAACGCGATCGCGGCGCTGAGCCTGTCGGCTGCGGCGCTGGTGGGCATCGCCACGCACGAAGGCTACGTCGGGCAAGCGTACCGCGACATCGCGGGCGTCTGGACGATCGGATTCGGCACGACCGAGCAGGTCAAGGCCGGCGACAAGATCGATCCCGTGCGCGCACTGCAGCGCAAGATGGCCGACGTGCAAAAGTTCGAGGGCGCGTTGAAGCGGTGCGTCAAGGTGCCGCTGCATCAACACGAGTACGACGCCTTCCTCTCGCTGGCCTACAACATCGGCCCTGGCGCGTTCTGCGGCTCTACGCTCGTGCGAAAGCTCAACGCCGAGGACTATGCCGGCGCCTGCCGCGAAATCCTGCGCTGGAACCGCGCGGGCGGGCGCGTGGTGCAAGGGCTTGTGAATCGCCGCGAGGCCGAGTATCGGCAGTGCGTCGGAGCGCAGCCATGACCGACGAACTCCCGATGTGCTGCCGATCCTGCGCGCACAAGCAAAGCCAGTACCTCTACCCGGCCTGGACGCACCGGTGCACGAAGGCAAAGCCGATGGTCGAGGGCTGCCGCTGGAAAACCCTACGCACGCACACGGAGGTGCACAATGAACGCAAAGATTACTGACCTCACCGCATGGCGCGCAACGCACGCCCGCCCGATCAACGATGTCTGCCGCTGGTTGGAGGCGGTCGAGACCGTCACCCGCGCGAACATGCGGGCGTGGATGACCGTCACGTTCCTTTGGCCGCGCATCCTGCTGCGCTCGGCTTTCGGGGTGTGACATGTGGCAAGCCCTGATTCCCGCCGTCGTGTCCGTGATCGACAAGGTGCTGCCCGACCCCCAGCAGGCAGCCGAGGCCAAGATGCGCGCGCTGGAACTTGCGCAGCGGGGCGAGCTTGCCGCGCTCGATGCCGATGTCCGCATGGCGCTCGGCCAGATGGAGGTCAATCGCGCCGAGGCGCAGACGGACCTTTTCCGGGGTGGCTGGCGGCCGGCAACGGGCTGGTGCTGTGTGGCCGGGCTCGCCTATCAGTTTCTCGCCCAACCGCTGCTGCCCTGGGTCGTCGCACTCTTCGGCGCTGAGGTGCCGCCGCTGCCGGCAATCGATAACGAAACGCTGCTCGTGCTGCTCACCGGTATGTTGGGCCTGGGCGGGCTGCGCTCGTTCGAGCGCGTGAAGGGCAAAATTTAGCCGCGGGACGTTTTCCGTGGTATAATAAACCTCGGAGGCTCTCGACACATGCCCAAGTTTTTACCCCCTCGGCGCGGCGCTACGATGGCAATCGCCATCTGCGACCGCTGCCAACGCAAGGTGTACCACGACGATCTGCGGCCCGACGGCAACTCGCCGGGCTTGCGCGTATGCGCCGCCTGTTGGGATGTCAAAGACCCGTGGCGTCTGCCTGCACGCCAGCCCGACCGCATTACGCTGCGGCATCCCCGCCCATATGCGGCACCGCCGCTGGACCCCGTTCCCCCGTTGCTCATCACCGAATACGGGGAGCCGATCGACTTCCCGCCTGAGATCGAGATCGAAACATGAGTGTACGAATCACTGACCTTCCGGAAGCCACCGAGCTCAACGGCTCGGAGCTGATGCCCATCGTCCAGAACGGGGTGACTCGTCGAACCACTCTGGATTTCGTCAACCAAGCCGCCCCGGCCGCGCTGATTCTTCAGCAGACTCAGCAGGTATTGGCCGACACCCAACAAGTGTTGGCCGACACTCAGCAGGTAAAGGCCGACACGGCCCAAGTGCTGGTCAACACGGAGGGTGTGTACAACCAGACCGTCATGGTTCAGGGTCAGGTCGAGATCAGCATTGCCGATTGGGAGACCCAGTATTTGGGGGCCAAGTCCGACCCTCCGACTACCGATAACGAGGGAAACCCCCTCCATATTGGCACCTTGTATTGGGATACCTCCCTCAACGCGATGTTCGTCTGGAGCGGAACCTCTTGGACGGCTTTCTCCTCGGCCGTGGCCAGTGTTAACGGTCAGATCGGTGAGGTGGTTTTGGACTACGCGGGTGTGGGGGCAGCCAATTCCGGGGCCAACGATAACATCACCTCGATGTCCGGGGTGACGGGCGATATCGGATCTGCCGCCGGGCTGCAATTTAATACCCTGACACCCTCGGCCACGGCTGTCGGCAAGCTGACTTGGAACGTCGAAGACTCAACGCTGGACCTCGGCATGGCCGGCGGGGTGGTTCAGCAGATCGGTCAGGAGATGTTCTATTCCGTTCAGAACCAGACCGGGTTTTCCATCAATGGTGGGTCGGTGGTTCGGGCCGTCGGCACCTTGAACACGACGGGGCGCATTCTGGTATCCCCGGCTACCGCCGATGGCGTCTACTCTTCCCACACGTTCATGGGGGTGGCTACCGAGACCATTCAAGACGGCGACCCGGGGCTGGTCACCTTCTTCGGAAAGGTCCGGGACATCGACACCACCGGGGCGATCTGCGGCGAAACATGGGTCGATGGGGATATCCTGTATGCCCACCCGGAGGCAGCGGGCGGCCTGACCAAGGTAAAACCTCAGGCCCCGAATAACATCGTGATGGTGGCGCTCGTCATCAAGGCGGCCGTCAGCGGAACCCTGTTTGTTCGTACCACCTATAGCAGCAACCTCCGGGATGACGAGTTGGTTCGCCTGAATGGGTTGGCCGACGGCGATGTGCTGCAATACGACGCCGATCTGGGACGGTTTGAGAACCGCACGTTGTCTGGAGCCGGTATTGAGCCGTTGGGAGCAGCGACGGATTCAATGGTAGCCCACCTCGCCGCCCTCGACCCCCACCCACAATACACCACCCCGGCCGAAGCCGCGGCAGCGGCACCCGTGCAGTCGGTGGCGGGCAGGACGGGCGCGGTTTCACTAACCAAGGCGGACGTGGGGCTCGCAAACGTCGACAATACCTCTGATGTCGACAAACCCATCAGTACGGCCACTCAGAACGCACTTAACCTGAAGCTGAACTCCAACGACCCCAGCGTCACGAACGCACGGGAGTGGACCGCCCAGACGGTCAGCCAAGTCGAAGCTGAGGCAGGCACGGCCACGACTCGAAGGGCTTGGACGGCCGAGCGGGTCTTTCAAGCGATCGCCGCTTGGTGGAATGCATCGGCCTTCAAGACAAAACTTGACGGCATTCAGGAGGGGGCGCAGGTCAACACGGTGAACTCCGTGGCAGGCAAGGTCGGTATCGTCACTCTGGCCAAGGCGGACGTAGGGCTCGCAAACGTCGATAATACCTCGGACTTGAACAAACCTGTTAGTACCGCTCAGGCGGCTGCAATAGCAGCTTCTAGTAATTTCCAGCAAGCTGGCACTGGCGCTGTTGTGCGCACGGCGCAGGACAAGATGCGCGAAGTGGTAAGTGTCTCCGACTTCGGCGCCACGGGCGATGGGATCACCGACGACACAGCGGCAATATTAGCGGCGATCACCTACGCTAAAACGCTGTCATCCCCGAAGCTGGTGGTTGGCGCCGGTGTCTTTAAGACGTCGGGCACTCTACTGTTCGACATGCCCAACGGTTCGCACATTGAATTTGTGGGGACGATCGTGTCTAACGTAACCGCAACCTCCGCGGTGATCATCGGCAGCGAGACCGGCAACCTCCGCGGCTATCACGTAACTGGCATTAAGGTTCAACGCACAACGAACGATACCGCCGGGGGGTCCATTGGTGTGCAAATCAGAAACTTGGTTTCTTCCTTCATTGACGTGCGAGAAGTCATGGGGTTTCAGGACGGTGTTTTTCTGTTCGGGACTCAGGCCAACGGGGGTGTCAGCTACAACGAGATCCACTTGGGACTCATCCACGACAATAAGAGGAACGTGTACCTAAGCGCATCCGGTGCCGGGTACTGCAACGAGAACACCGTATTCTGTGGTTCGCTCAACCACTCGTCCAGCTACCCGGCGGTTGCGACTGTTAACTTGGAGGTTGCCCACTTCGCGACGGCAGTGCTTAACAATAACCGATTCTTCTGCCCCTCCTTCGAGGACAATTCCGCACTGGCTGTCGCCGCGTCGATCAATGGGGATAACAATATTATTTTCCACCCCCGTTTGGAGAACCCCGCAATACAGTCGACCTACCCGATCCGGTTCGAAACGAACGCTCGCGCCTGCGCGCTAATCGGCAACGGGTTCTCAATAATCCAGACCAACATTGTGGACTTAGGGGCTGAAACGTGTGTGCAGACCCGATCAGGCATGCGCTACATGTCGCAGACCCCAGCGGGAGCCGGTAATGCTGTTTTTGCCGGGCGGTCCATCGCCACTTCTGCTGCGCGAATTTTCGTAACCGAAGATACATCAGGGAACGCCACCTCGTTCGGCACCGGCAATGGGGACTGGACAGTGCATTCCTTGTTAAGCAATAACGGAGTCCTCGGTTACACCGCCGGAGCGGGCGGTGCAGTGGCCCAACTGACGAGCAAGGACACCGCGGTGGCGCTAAACGCACCTAGCGGTCAAATTACCATGCACAACGCCTCTCTGGCGGCAGGGGCGAAAATCGAGTTTCTTTTTAACAACACTTTCATCACGCAGCAGTCCCTTCTCGTCCTTTCTCTTCAAAACTCCGGCGCCGGGCTCAACTACCGGGTCGACGTCGCCTCCACGTCCGCCGGTAACTGCGCTATCCGCCTGACCAACTTGAGCGGTGGAGCACTTGCCGAGGCGGTAACGATCAACTTCGCCGTAATCAACTCGTCGCTTTCCTGATAGCCGCGCCCATTGACTGCAGAACTCGCCGCCCAGCTCGAACGGGAAGATGGCCGTGGCGCGCACGCCTACCTGGACAGTGCTACTGCAAACATCCGCCAACAGAGGACCCCCTAATGGACCAAATACCACAATCCATTATCAACTCACTCCTTGGCGGTTCTCTTGCCGCCTTGGGGTGGTTTGCTCGTCAAATATGGGACGCAATCAAAGAGCTTAGGCAGGACCTCTACACCGTATTACAAATTGGGACCGGCGAAGGTAATCCCAAGGCTCGGGGTGTGATATAATCGGTTGACAAGATCGGAGCATCAAGCATGAATTATACGGACGTTTTTGGTGCGCAGACCGTTCCCCCGTCGGAAGAGTCTTACGTCTTTCACAACCTGTCCGGCACGGACAATCAGTTATACTGGCCGGAACAGTATAGCGGCGCGGGATATCGGCTGGCAGACATTACCGAGTTGACGGGCGCCGGGGCGGTAGCCGTGCGGCTTCCAGCGGCGGATGCGGTGTCGGTTGGGGAGAGCTTTCTGCTCCGCAACCGCTGCCTGGACGATATCCAAGTCAACGACGCATCGGGCGCCCCCGCTGCGTTGCTTCCGGCGGGTCAAACGCTGTTCTTCTACGTGGTAGATAACACCACCCCGGCGGGGCAGTGGCAGATCTTCACCTTTGGTGCGGGTACTTCCGCTGCGGATGCTGCGGCACTAGCGGGAGACGGGCTCTCCGTGGCCACCGGTCGGCTGCAGGTAAGCTCCGAGTACCGCGCCATTAACTCCGACTACCCCATCGTTCCGGAGGACCGTGGGCAGATTCTGGACGTAGTAACGGGGACGGTTACTGTCACCACTCCGGACGCCACCACGGCGGGTGACGGGTTCTACTGCTTTATCCGCAACTCCTCGGCCGGCAACCTGACACTGGAGGGACGCGACGCCCAGACGGTGAACGGAGCGCCGTCCGTCACCTTTGCCCCGGGCGACTCGGTTATCCTTATGAGCACCGGCACCAACTGGGTGACCGTGGGTTACGGGCGCTCGGTATCGGGGCAGTTCTCGGAGGTTATCGTCAACGCCGCGGCGGGCAACGTTACGTTAAGTTCCTCGGACGTTGCCGGACGGATGATCCGAGTTGCCGGAACAGCTACTACCAACATTACCGTCACACTTCCGGCGATAGACAACATTTACTTTGTGGTCGTGGAAGCCGGAATGGGATCCTACGGTGCCACCTTTACCACTGGTAGCGGCGCGGTTACGGTGTTGACGGCCAACCAACGCACGGTGCTTACTAGTGATGGCACCAACGTGCTGGCGGCGGTGACCACCACGGTAACGTCCTCACTGGCGTTGGTGGATGGCTCGGCGGCAGCACCCAGCATCGGCTTTTCGCTGGACCCCGACACGGGCCTGTTCCGCAAAGGCAACAACGTCATCGGCGTGGCGGCGGGCGGCGCAGAAGTGGGTAGCTTTGGTAGCGCGGGGTTCGTAGGCAATGTGACGGGCAACGTCACCGGCAATGTCTCCGGCAACGCCGGCACGGTGACGAACGGCGTGTACACGACGGGCAATCAGACGATCGGGGGGACCAAGACTTTTTCTAGCCCGATCGTAGGTTCCATTACCGGCAACGCCGGTACGGCCACCGCCCTCCAGACCGCTCGAACAATCGGCGGTGTCTCGTTTGATGGTACGGCCAACATCAACCTCCCGGGCGTCAATATCGCTGGTAACCAAGATACCAGCGGTAACGCAGCCACGGTGACGAACGGCGTGTACACGACGGGCAATCAGACGATCGGGGGCAATAAGACATTCTCGGGCACGGCGACTTTTTCAGGTGTGGTTGACGGTCCCGCACTGGTGAATAAGATGTTCCCGGTAGGGTCGATCTATATCACCGCGGGCGGTACCAACCCTGGCACCTTCCTGGGCGGGACGTGGGCACAGATCGCCGCGGGGCGGACACTGATCGGCGTTGGCACGCTGGGCACGGACACCTACGCCGCCGGCGCGGAAGGCGGCGCCGCGCGGGTGACGCTGACCACGACCGAGATGCCGAGCCATAACCACGGCGGTGCGACCGGGACGCAGAGCGCGGACCACACGCACAGCGGCACGACGGCGAGCAGCGGGGCGCACACGCACACCTACACCGCGTCAAACTTCTCTGGAAATGTTACGCGAGATTACGGCTCCGACAGCATCTCCCACGGCACACGTAATACCGACTCGGCCGGCGCCCATACTCACACATTCACCACTGGCGGCATTTCGGCAAATCACACTCACGCCATCACCGCTCAAGGCGGCGGCGGCGCCCACGAAAACCGCATGCCTTACCTCGCGGTGTATTTCTGGCAGCGGACGGCTTAAATGCAACTCACCCCGGAACAATTCTCCCAGCTTACCGGCCAGTTGGAGTGCTTCATTCACACACACCCCAAAGAGCCATTGGGTCCGGTGGACTATATCGACTTTACCGGACGGGCGTTCCCGTCCCGGTTTCGGCGGGTCGGGTGGAATACAACTGACCAGACCCTGGATCTGGTGATGGAGTACGGGGTCACCCAGCAGGTGGGGCAGGAGACCTACGCCCGCGTGGCCAACAACACGGGGGTGCTGATACCCAATGGAACAGTAGTGGGTTTTGCCGGGGCGACGTCCGGGGCGTTGCAAGTGGCGCCATATTTGGCGAACGGTAGTAGTCCATCGTTGTATATTCTTGGTGTGATGACCCATGACCTGCCGGACTCCGGCGAGCGCGGCTACTGTACCACTTGGGGTTTCGTTCGTGATCTGGACACCTCCGCCTTTGCCGTAGGGGATGTGCTGTATGCCAGCCCCACAATGGCGGGGGGACTGACCAATGTAAAACCTACGGCACCCAACAACGTGATCCCCGTAGCGGCGTGCGTGGTGTCCTCCGCTACGGAAGGCGTTATCTTCGTTCGCCCAACCATCGAGCAGATGAAGTACTACGGCGTGTTTTTGGACACCACCGCTCAGACCCCGGCGGCGGCTTACACTCCTAAAGCGGTTACCTTTAACACCACCGACATCAGCAACGGAGTTGTGGTGGGCGTTCCTACTTCCCGCATCGTGGTGCCGCAATCGGGGCTTTACCGGTTCGCGTTCTCCGCACAAATAGAAAGTTCCAACTCCTCATCGAAGAAAATTTGGATTTGGCCCCGAGTGAACGGGGTTGATGTACCCAACAGCGGTGGTGAGGTGACGATCGCGGGCGGAGGTACGGTGCTGGTTCCGTCGTGGTCTTGGACGCTATCGATGGCAGCCAATAACTATTTTCAGATCATGTTTGCGGTGGAAGACACCTCGGTATCTATTATCGCCAAAGCGGCTCAGGCGGGGTCTAACGGCACCCTGTTCTTTGCTCGCCCCGCAGTACCCAGTATGATTCTGGAAGTAACCCAAGTTCAACAGTAAGGTGCGCCCCTACCATGGCACTGGCTAACATCAACACCGGACCGCAAGTAGCGGGTACCGCCTTCGAGACCATGAATCCCGTCAAGGTCGGGGCGCTGCACGCGATGACTCGGGTGCCCGGTCTCATGCAAAGCGTGGCAGAGCGACGGTCAAACCAACCATTCAGCCCGTGGGATCCGAACGAGGCGATGGCGATACTCAACCCGAGAGGCTACGTGCGATATGACCCTTCGCTGGGCTCGGCGTCCTCGCTGGGAACCCTGAGAGGAAGTGTGCACCACGGCGCTGATTTCTCCCCGCAAGTTAAAGGTTGGTATGGGGAGGAAGACGCTGCGTATCAGGAATTGCTGAGGGACCTGGGGCTGGCCGAGCAGAGTGGGCAGATCGGCTACCACCGCGATATCGACACCTCGCGCGGTAAGGATATCGTAAATTACACCCAACACTACGGCACTGCGGACCTTCCCCGCCAGCAGACGATGGATGCCATGGCCCGCGCGTTGGCCAGTTACGGCGTACAAGACTTGGCCGACGTTGGTGTGGGCTACGACGCCGAGGGCAACCCCCTATTCTACGACCAGCGTACCGGGCGCGGCCTGCCCGAAGACCTGTTTTCTGTGCAGAGCAAAAAGAACGTTGCTAATTACAGCCTTGGTGTGGACGAGGCCGGTAATATCATCCCGGTGTTCGACAGCACTTTCACCGCCACCCGGGCCAAGCGGTTGAAGCGCAACGCGGGGCTGATGGGCGTGGCCGCGTTGGCCGCCGCGCCCTTTCTGCCGGGTATTGGTGCGGCATTGGGTTCTTCCTTGGGCATTGGTGCTACGGCGGGCACGGCGCTAGCGGGCGCGGGGTTGGGCGCTTTGGGGGCGGGCGTCTCCGGGGGCGACCCCCTTAAAGGCGCGGTGTTGGGGGGTGTTGGTGCGGGTTTGGGCTCAGCGCTACCAAATACCGAACTCATTCGAGGCATCAGCAACGCGATGCTCCGCCCCGCGGCCACGGGCGCGATTGTGGGCGGCACTACGGGTGCGCTGGGGTCCGCCATGTACGGTGGCGATCCATTGAAGGGCGGTTTGACCGGCGCCCTTACCGGCGGCGTAGGCGGACTGGCTACCGGCGCGTTTGGCAACACGCCTGCTCCGGGGCAGCAGTTGTCCCCCCTGCAGCAGATGCAGAATGCGGCGTTGGGTTACGCGGGCCGCACCGTTGGGGGGCAACTGGCCAGCAACCTGATCGGTTCTCCGTACAACCGGCCCGCCACCCCACAACCACAGAACACCGCGCCCGTAGCGGCACCCCCACCCGCGGTGCCCACATGGCTGCCGCAACACGTACAGCAGAGCATCCTTGGCATGCAGGGGGCCGCAAATGGCTGAAAATAAAGAGCGCCGGATCGACCAGATCAACTCCCGCCCGGGCTTTGGGCGGGATGGCACCACGCTGGACACCCCGCACTTTGTTGACGGGCAATGGACTCGATTCCAGAAGGGTCGCCCGAAAAAGATGGGGGGGTACAAGGAGATCGTATCCAATATCGAATCCCCTGTGCGCGGAAGTCACGTGTTCAGCAAAGACGGCTTACACTACATCTACGCTTTTGCTGCCAACAAGATCTGGGTGGCGGCCACCAACCCATTTGCAGCCACCAGCACGGCGGCCAGCAACGTTTTTCCTGACCTTGCCGCGGGGGACTTATACAGCTATCAGGTAGACGCGATCTATGACGCTACTGGAGGTGGGAGCACCGAATTGGTAATTCACGCCGCACACAACCTGGACGACATCGCCAGCGAGGTTAACACCCCTCTGTACCGGGTGCGCGCCAGCACTGTGGGGTCTGCCCCGGTGAAATTGAGCGACGGTGCCGGGGGTGAGGTGGCGGTTTCCGGTGGGGTAGTGGTACTGCAGCCTTATGTGTTCGCTTACGGTAACAACGGTCTTATCAAGAACAGCAACGCCAACAACCCGGACGATTGGACGATTGGCGTCGACAAGGACGCCAACGAGGTGAACGTGGCGGGGACCAAGATCGTTAAGGGTTTGCCACTGCGCGCAGGTGCCAGCACCCCGGCCGGGCTGTTCTGGTCTCTGGACTCGTTGATCAAGGTCAGTCGTGCGGGTAGCGATTTCCGATATGACACCATCTCGGCGCAAACCACGATTATTGCACCGCAGTCCGTGGTCGAGTACGACGGTATTTACTATTGGATCGGCGTTGACCGGTTTTTGGTATATAATGGAACTGTGAACGAGCTGCCGAACCAACAGAACCTGAACTGGTTCTTCGACAACGTGAATTACTCACAACGCTCCAAAATTTGGGCATACAAAAACACCCGGTATGGGGAGATTTGGTGGTTCTTCCCGTATGGGTCGGCGACCGAATGTACACACGCCATCATCTACAACGTGCGCGAGAACTGCTGGTACGACACCGCCCACGCCCGGTCGGCAGGACACAGCGCCCGCGTGTTCCGTTACCCGGTGTTATTCGGTAACAAGCTGAACATCAGCAACAAATACTCGGCGTTTGTCGAAGAGTTCGGAGTCAATGCGATACAAAACGGCACAGAGACGGCAATTCCGGCGCATTTTGAGACACATGACTTTGGATACCCCACGGGTGGTGCAGCGGGCGAACAGCCGGTAGGCAATGACTTCTGGACCCGGCTTTACCGCGTGGAGCCCGATTTCCGGCAAGTGGGTAACATGCGGATGGTGGTGAGGGGCCGTGAATTTGCTCGCACCACAGTTTATGATAGCGCACCATACGAGTTTGGTCCCGATACCGAGCGCATCGACCTGCGGGAGCAGCGTCGCCAGATCGCCCTGCGATTCGAGTCAAACGTGTTGGATGGTGATTTCCACATGGGGCGTGTTATAATGCACACAGAA